ATGAGTGAAGCAGTGCTGAAGGCAGAGCAGGCCGCGGCGGCGGAGGTTCGCAAGGTGAAGGCTGACGCCAAAAAGCAGGCGGAGGCAGAAACCAGGCAGCAGGTAGCCCAAGCCAGAGAGGAAGCCGCCAAGGCGGCAGCGGCTCAGCAGGAAGCCAAGTACCGGGCAAAACTGGATCAGGCCAAGCAGGCGGAGGAAGAGGCCCAGCGCCGGGCGGAAACCATGGCAAAGCAGATGGAAGCCAGCAGCGACGAGAACGCCGTCCGGTTCTTTATGCTGTTTGAGCAGCTGCAGCAGAAGGTCGAAGATATGAAAGCCATTACGGAGACCATGCGGGAGACCAGCATAGAAAATGCAGAAAAGTTCCTGAATGCTCTGCGGGGGGCGCTGTCTGCGATCATGGCCAATCTGGAAGGAGGCGGCAGCAATGTGGGCTAATTTCGTGGCGGCGTGGTTCGACACCTGCGCCTTTATCGGTTCCGTCCTTGGGGGCATTGCCGCCGTCATTGTGGCGGTTCTGCTACTTGCCGCATTCGTCATTATCCTGCTGGCTATTGTGGATCTGCTGTTCGACAAAATCACCGGGGCAATGGCACGGCACTGGGTCAAGACCGGCAAGCAGCCAGCCCGGCGCTGGGCGGAGATCATAGCAAGGGGGCGCTGTGATGAAGAACAGTAGCCAGAAGCGTGAACAGAACGAAAAGAAGAAAGAGGCGCTCAACGAGTATCTGGAAGCCTTGAAGGTAGTAGATTACTGGACAGGCAAGGTTCGGGAACTGAACGGTGCATTTATCTACCGAAGTCCCAGCAGCAATACAGAGCTGCCAACCAAAGCCATTGGCAACCCTACCGTGTCCGTTTCCATGGAGATGGAGACAGCGGAGGAAAACGAACGGGAAGCCAGACAGTACGCCAAAGAAGCAAAGAGGCGGGTTCTGTCCCTTATCCAAATGGCAAGAACAGCAGACCAAAAGGTGCTGCTGATGCGCCGGTACATTGATGGCATGAGTTGGGAGGACGCAGCGGAAGCGGCTGGCAAATCCCGAACTTGGGCAACCAACACCCACGGCGAGGCGCTGCTTTATATCAGGCTGCCAGATGCCGTGAAGAAGCAGTGATAAAAAGTGTACAAAAGTGTGAAAAAAAGTTTTTTTCTTTCTTGAAGTGTACAAGGACAGTGTGCTATTCTGTATAACAAGAAAGCCGCGGGAAACCGAGGCAGAATAAACCGAAAGCCGTAGGTCAGAAGCCTGCGGCTTTCTTTTTGCATGGGAGGCGGTGAGAGGGTGTCACTGCCGTATGATCCGGACAGCTGGCCCGCAAACTGGATTTTGCAGTTGATTGCAAAGGATCAGCTGGGTGATTTCTACAACTCAAAGCAATGGAAGCGCTTCCGTTTGAAGCTGCTCAAGTCTAAGCCGTGCCGGTGCCAGCTGTGCGAACAGAAGGTGCCTGCTGTTCTCACGCCGCTGCGCAAGCCATGGGAAAAGAAGCGAGACAGTAACGATCGCCGCCCGGTCGCTGTTGTCCACCATCGCAATGAGATAAGGCAAAGACCGGACTTGGCCTTGTCCGAGTACGACGACAGGGGGCAGCTCAACACTGTGATTATCTGCCCGGGGTGCCACTGGGAAGAACATCATAAACGAAAACTTCCCGTGACAGAAGAACGGTGGTAGCCCGGGCACCCCCCACCCCCTGAAAGCGAAATCCCGCCCGCCTTGGAAACCGAGGCCCAGGGAAGACAAAACCGCTGAATCGCGCGCACAACGAAAAAATGGGAAAAACCGCCCCCGCATAATATGTTCGCGTGTATGCGCACGCGCGTAATGGGAAACGCGGAAATCGGTCAGAAAGGGGCTGAGAAAATGACCGCCGAGGACGTAAAGAAAAGCCTTATCAGGCAGCTGGAAGACCGGGGCGCGAACGTGGAACACTTTCTTGCCCTTATTGATGATTACGTTTTTTACTACAAGCAAGAAAAGAAAGCCCAGGCCGAAGTCCGTAAAAACGGGATGACGATAAAAGCCACCAGCGCTTCCGGAAAAGAATACGACAAAGAAAACCCGGCAATCAAGGCGGCAGCCCTTTTCAACAAGCAAAAACTCACAATCCTACGGGAACTGGATCTGAGGACGGATACAGTACCGCCTCCGGATGAAAGCGGCGGCAATCTGTGACCCGCTATATTCAGGATTACATAGAACTGGTGAGGTCCGGCACCGTGCCGGTGTGCCGGGATCAGCTGCTCCTTGTCGATTATGTGGAGCGTGTTTTTCAGGAAGAAAGCATATACGTGGACGAAGCGCAGCTGGAGCGGTACATGGATCAGCAGAAATATTTCCCGTACCGTCTTTTGGAGTGGGAAACCTTCTGTTTCGCGCTTCATAACTGCGTGTACAAAGCCCCCGGGCGTCTGCGGTGGCCTATTCTAATCATTGTCGTGGGGCGCGGAGCCGGGAAAAACGGCTATCTTGCCTTCGAGGATTTTTGTTTAATTACCCCGATCAACGGTATTGAGAAATACAACATAGACATGTTTGCCAATTCGGAGGATCAGGCAAAGGCCACGTTCGACGACATTTACGATATTCTGGAAAGCGACAAACGCTATTTTGAGAAGTATTTCACTTGGAATAAAGAGCAAATCGTAAACAGGAAGACCAAAAGCCGCATTAAATACTACACTCGCGCCCCCAATTCCAAGGACGGCGGCCGACCCGGAAAGGTCGATTTTGACGAACTGCACGCATATGTGAACAGCGCATTGCTTGACGTGGCGGTCACAGGCCTTGGCAAGCGGCCAATGCCCCGCAGAACCTACATTTCCACCCAAGGCAATGTACGAGACGGCCCGTTAGACCGGTACATGACCACGGGGCTGAAAGTTCTGGAAGGTACGGAGCCAGACAACGGCTGGTTATATTTCTTCTGCCGTCTGGACAGCGACGACGAAATCCACGACCCGAAGACGTGGGCAAAGGCAAACCCTTCCCTGAATGATCCCACCCGGCAAGAGCTGCGCGAGGAAATCCTGCTTGAATACAACGAGTACAAAAAAGACCCGGCCAGCCATTCTTCCTTCGCCACAAAGCGCATGAACCGCCCCCAAGGGAACACGGAAACGGAAGTAACTTCATGGGAAAATATTCTGGCGGCAAATCAGCCATACCCGCCGTTGGACCCGGGTGTCGCGCCGACGGCGGTATTCGGTATTGACTACGCAGATACGCGGGACTTTGTGGCGGCGGGCATTCTCTGGAAGGTCGGGGAAATCTGGTGCTGGAAGGCTCATAGCTGGATATGTACCCAGAGCGCTACCCTACCGCGTATTCAGTTCCCGTATCTGGAAGCCGTTTCCAGAGGGGAAGCCACTCTGGTGGACGAGCCGCAAATACCGGCAGACTACCCGGCGGACTGGATTGAAGCGCAGATGCTGGAAAACAATATTCGATTCGGCGCAATCGATCATTTCCGTATAGCCCTCATGCGCAAAACATTCAAAGAAAGAGGCTGGGACCCAGACCCCAAAAAAGGAAACATCAAGCTGACATACCGGCCGGAGGTTTCAGAGGTGGCGCCAATCATTACAAGCGCTTTCATTTCCCATAAAATTCGCTGGGGTGATTCCATGACAATGCGGTGGTACACGAATAACGCATGCCGGAAGATCGACAGCAACGGAAATATTACTTTTGAGAAAATCGAACCCAAAACCAGAAAAACAGACGGCTTTATGGCATTTGTGGCTTCATTGTGGCCACAAAGCACGAGGACATATTCGAGGTACTGCCGGATGTGGACAAACTGCCGGGCGTCTTTGTTTTCTGATTTTGGAAAGGAGTTGAAACAATGAGGTTTACGGACTTTCTGGCCGACTTGGTGGACTTCGGGAAGCGGGATGAAAGCGGCAACATTCTGGTGAAGGACGGAATGCAGGGCACGGCGATCTCGCGTCTGAATGTTGAAGAAATTGCCCTTTTCTCCGTCATCGACTTGGTGGCGTCCACGGCCGCAATGTGCGAATGGAGAACGTACCAGAATGGTCAGTATCAGCGCGGCGACGACTGGTTCCGGTGGAATGTAGAGCCGAACCAGAACGAAAACGCTTTTTTCTTCCGCCGCCTGCTGTTTGCCCGGCTGCTGCGGTTTAATGAAGCACTGGTATTCCAGCGGGCAGACGGCAGCCTGTACCTTGCGGACAGTTTCAGCCGTGAGGAATTTGCCTTTAAGCCGAACAAGTATAGCGGGATCACGTGCAACGGTTTGACGGTCAGCAGCTACAAAACAGAGGACGAGGTCTTCTATTTTCACCTTGCCAGTCAGGACACTGCAAGTCTTCTGCGCAGGTTTAACAGCCTGTATTCCGAGGCATTGGCCGAAGCTCTGGACAAGTACAAGCATAGCGGTGGCCGCAGCGGCGTGCTGAAAATTACAGGTAATGCCACAAAAGATAAAAATTACGAAGAAAACGTGGCCAGACTGATGCAAAATCGGTTCAAAACGTTCTTTGAGAGCAAAAATGCGGTTATCCCATTGTTTGATGGCTACGATTATACCCCGGACAGCGGACCAGCTTCTCAGAAGCTGAACGGTGAAGTTGGTGACATGGAAAGCCTTGTCAGGCAGGCGCAGGATCGTGCTTGCAACGCCTACCATTGCCCGCCCTGCCTGCTGCGCGGCGACGTTACCAACCAAGACGAAGCCGTCCAAAACCTGCTGACATTCGGCATAAAGCCGGCAGTGCTTACCGTGGAAAACGAGGCCAACAGGAAGCAGTACGGCCGGGAAATCCTGAACGGCTGGCGTATACGTATCGACATGACCCACGTTCGCGTGGTTGATATTTTCGACGTGGCGGTCAAGCTGGACAAGCTTATCCAAGATGCCGTAGTAAACACGAACGAAGGCCGTGGCCTGCTCAATATGGACCCGATTTCGGAGCCGTGGGCAGATGAATACCACCGCACCAAAAATATGGAGGCGGTAAACGCCCCGGTGAAGGGAGGTGAAAACACATGATTTATATTCCCATGAAAGTGCGCCACGAGGTTAAGGCTCTGGCTGCTGGCCGAATTTTTGAGTTCTACATCACCGACGACATAAAGCCGGACGGTGAACGATTCAACTGGGATACATATTCTTGGGAGGCAGTGGAGAGCACAACGTGCCAGCGGTATTTCGTGGATAACACGAAGGATGCACAGGCCGGCGACACCATCAACCTGTACATAAACAGTTGGGGCGGCAGCGTAAAGGAAGCGCTGGGCATTTATAACGTCCTGCGCCGCTGTGGGGCCACCGTTGTGGCATACATTGACGGCGTTGCAGCTTCTGCCGCGTCCGTCATTGCGATGGCAGCAGACAAGGTAATTATGCCCCGTAACACCGCTATGATGGTACATAACGCAGCTTGGGGCGTGTACGGCAATTCCAAGGAACTGCGGAAGAGTGCGGACGATCTGGACATTATCAACGGAGCCATGCTGCAAAGCTATATCGTCAAGGCTGGCGACAAGTTGCCCGCAGAAAAGCTGGAAGAACTGACGGACGGTGAAACTTGGCTGTCTGCGGAAATGTGCATCCAATACGGCCTTGCTGACGAATACGCGGAACAGGACGCAGACCTGACCGCAGCCGCCAAACAGTATCAGGGTGCGCACGCAGCCTTCCAAAGCCGGGATATTTCCACCCTGCCCGCGGCCATGGCGGCGGCGATTTCCGCCGTAGCGGGCCACCAAGAACTGCGGAAGCTGCAAACCCAGAAAGCAAGTGAAGCCAGCTGCCTGAACAACATTCTTGCAGCAATGATTAAGTAAACGGAGGAACAAACAAATGAAAATCACAAGCAAAGACCTGTTCGCGCAGGTCAAAAAGCAGCATGAAACCACCCTTGCCGCTGCTTTCAAGTCCGGTAACCCTGAACAGATGGCTGAGGCCATGACTGACTTTTTCGATGGCATGAACGAAGCAGTCCTCCAGAAAGCCGCCGAAGAGATCGACGCCAGAAATCAGGACGCCGCTATCCTGTCCGCCCGCGGCGCAAACGTGCTGACTGCGGACGAACGCGCCTATTATGAAGGGCTGGCCGCTGCGCTGAAGGCAAGCGACCCCCGCGCCGCTGTGGCCAACTATGAGGTTGCCATGCCTCAGACCGTCATTGAGCGGATCATCGGTACCATCAAGAAGACCCACCCGCTTCTGGATAAGCTGAACTTTGTAAGCACGGCTTATCTGAGCCGCATTCTGGTAAACGCCAAGCCTGCCCAGCTGGCCGCTTGGGGCAAGATCACCGGAGCGGTGCAGAAGGAGATCGAGGGTGGCGTTCAGGAAATCGCCCTGACCATGTGCAAGCTGTCGGCGTTTCTGTGCATTTCCATGGATCTGGTGGAGCTGGGGCCTGAATGGATGGATGCCTATGCACGGGAAACCCTTTCCGAAGCAATCGCCTGCGCCTGCGAGGCCGGCGCCGTGGCCGGCACTGGCAAAGACGAGCCTATTGGCATGATCCGGGACATGGCGGCCGACGTCAGCCCCACCACTGGCTACGCCAAGCAGGCCCCCGTCAAGGTCAAGAAGCTTGACCCGGCAACCATGGGCGCTCTGCTGAAAAAGCTTGCCCGCGATCCCAACGACAGCACCGGCAAGACTGCCCGCGTGGTCGATCCCCGCGACGTTATCGTCGTGTTCAACCCCTTCGACTACTGGGAAAAGGTTTTCGCGGCTACCACGCTGCTGGTGGGCGGCCAGTACGTGACCAATGTGCTGCCCATCCCCGCCGAAATCTTCCAGAGTTCCGCCCTTGAGCAAGGCGAGGCCGTCATCGGCATTGCCCCGTACTACTTCATCGGCGTAGGTCCTTCCGGTAAGCAGGGTACCATCATTCCCGACGATTCTGTCAAGTTCCTGGAAGATCAGCGTGCATACAAGGCCAAACTCCAGGGCAATGGCTGCCCCATGGACAAGTACGCCTTTTTGCTGCTGGACGTTTCCGAACTGGAAAGCATCGTCAGCACCATTGTGGAGGTTGCGGGTACTGTGTCCACCACCGTTACCAACACTGTGAACACCAAGGCCCAGACGGGCTAAGGAGGCTAACTCATGGCAGCATTGACAAAGGAGCAGGTTTACAAGCTTGCGCTCAACCGTATGAACTATACATGGGAGCCGGACGAAGCCCAAAACGCCAATGTGAACGCTGCCATTGAGGAAGCGGAAGCGCTTCTCCGGGCCAGGGCGGGCAGCCCTGACCTTGACCTGACCGGTCCGGAATATCGCGGCTTGCTGATAGAATGCGTGTGGTATCTGGCAAACAATCGCCGGGCGGAGTTTGAAGAGGACTACCGCGCGGAAATTGTAAACCTGCGTCTTGCGGAGGGATTCGGCTGTGGCAAAGAAGAAAGTACAGTTTGAATCCTTCCCGGACGGCGTTTGCAAACTGTGGCAGCTGGACGGCGGAAAACGGCCTGTTCTGCTGCTGTCCGGTGTACGCTACAGGGAACGCACGGTCGGCGAACGCCGCAATTTTGATGCTGAGCAAGCCGGACACACCATTCAAATGCTTATTCGGATTCCGCAAATGGACTTTGTGAAACCCGGCGTTTTCGTGACCATCGGGGATCAGCAATACAAAGTATTGCAGGCTCAGAAGATCAATGACACATTGCCCAAATGTACCGATCTAACTCTGGAAAATCCCACGGTTCTGATTGCGTTTGACGAAAGTGAGGCGGGAACCGGTGGCAGATTTTGACCTCACGGCTGAGATAACTGCCGTGTTGAAAGAGTACACAGGCGATGTAATGGACAAAGTGTCCGCCGCCGTGGAAGATTGCGGGAAGTCCATGACAAAGGATATCAGGCAGGCAAGCCCGAAAAGGACCGGGGCTTATAAAAAAGGGTGGCGCTGCGAAATCAAGCGCAACGGGCGGGGCAGCACAACAGCCACAGCCAAAAACGCGACAAACTACCAGCTTACCCACCTGCTTGAATACCCGCACAAAAAGCGAGGGCACAAGGGCATTGTGCAGCCGAAAAAGCATATTCAGCCGGCTGCGGATAAGTGGCAGGCTGAATTCGAGCATAGGTGTGAGGAGGCGTGCAAGGCGAAATGACAAGCCGCGAGAAGGTTCTAACCAGACTGGACAGCACAGGCATTCGGCGGGAAGATGAAGCAGCGGTGCCGGTCAACGGCGTCACCGTTCCGCTTCCGTATATGGTCATCAGAACCATAGAGAAGGACACATGGGACGATTTGGGGCGTGTATGCGTGAAAACGATCATGTGGACCATTGCCCTATTTACTGCAAACAAGGACGTTGCACTTGAGTGCAAAATAAGAAAAGCGCTTGCCGGTCTGGGAACCATCGAAATTGAGAGGTTCCCGGACGGTGAGCCGTATTCCGTACATTTTACGTTTAAAACGAAGGGAGCCTAAAAAATGAGCAACACCAATACCAACACCATCGACAACAGCGACGAGATCATTCTGGGCAGCGGCGACCTGTATATTGTCGAGTTTTCCGGGGCAATTCCGGAAGATGCCACAATCGAGGCCGACAGCAACCGCGCGGGGAATATCAAGAGTGGCGCAACTCTGGAATACTCCGCAGACAGTCAGACGGTTCAGGACGACAAAGGCCGTGTAAAGAAGACCATCATCACCAAGGAGACGGTCACGTTTAAGACCGGCCTTATCACTTGGGTGCCGCAGTACATTCAGGCGCTGATCCAGACTGCCCGCATTGACGAGACCACTAAGAAAGGCCATCGTTTGTTCCAGCTGGGTGGACTGTCCAATCTGAACAAAAAGCGTTATCTGTGGCGGTTCGTCCATACCCGCGACGATGGCCGGAAGCTGCGGATTACCGTTACCGGTAAGAATACGGGTGCCATTTCCATGGCTTTCCAGCCCGAAAACGAGACCACCGTTGATTCCGAGATTACCGCCGACACTCTGGACAAGGACGGTACGCTGGTCATTCTGGATGACGAGCTGGTAGCCACCCAGTCGGAAGCAGATGGAGGCTAACTATGTTTCAGTTGTCTGCAGTCCGGGTTCGGCACTATGAATTTGAAAACCCCGAAGACGGCACGATCCTGCACGTCCACCCGCCGAAGCTGGAAGCCGTGGAAATTTTCAACAAGGTATTTACCGACAAGGAATCCACCCCCAAAGATATGGCCGGCGTGACGGCCGCCCTGCTTTCGGATAATGAAGAGGGCGTCAGGATCACCAGCAAGAAGTTGATGGGATGGGCGAATATCGACCAGCTGTCCGCGCTGATAGAAGATTTTCTGGGCTGGATGAACAACACAAAAGCCAGTAACCCAAACTGATAACCCCCAGCTATCCGGTCAAGGATGGCGCGGGGGTTCCGTTCGGGATCACCACGCAGCGACAAAAAATTGTTGCTGATTATGCGGGCATTTCTTTGTTTGATGTCTACCAACTGGACATATTCACCTACTGGGCATTACTGCACGACGCCATTGTGACAACGAATGCCCAGACGGAAGAAGGCAGGAAATGGCTGCATGATGCGTGGCGGATTCAGCAGACAACGCCGGACGCGGAAAAACTGCACCAAAAATATGGCTGAAAGGAGGGTAACCCGTGGATCAGAAAATAAGAGGAATTACCGTTACCATTAACGGCGATACAACGGGTCTGGGCAAGGCACTGGACACCGTGAAAAAGCAGAGCATTGGCCTAAATCGAGAGCTGAAAAGCGTAAACAAGGCGCTGAATTTCAACCCTTCCAGCGCGTCCCTGCTGACAGAAAAGCAGAAAGTTCTTACTGATTCTGTACGTGCAGCCCGTGAAGAGCTGAAAACTCTGGAAGCGGCACAGGCCGACGTAGAAAAAATGTATGCTTCCGGCGATATCGACCGGGGCGCATACCTTGAATTCCAACGGCAGCTGGAAGCCGCCCGCGCGAATGTGGAGCGGCTGCAGGATCAGCTGGTTGAGTTCGGCGGAGCCGCCGGGCAAATCATGCAGCAGGCAGGAAAAAAAGTTTCCGAGTTTGGCAGCACGGTAGAAGGTATCGGCAATAAGCTTATGCCCATCTCTGCGGCCACTGCGGCGGCGGGAGTTGCTACCGTAAAAATGGCATGGGACTTTGAAGACAGCATGGCCAAAGTATCGACCATTGCGGACACTACGGAAGTTCCTCTGGAAGACCTGCAGGCGGCTATCCTAGAGCTGAGCGACGAAAGCGGCATAGCGGCCGGGGAAATCGCGGAGAACGTATATAATGCGATCAGTGCCGGCCAGAAGACCGGTGACGCCGTGAATTTTGTACGGCACGCCACTGATTTGGCCCGCGCTGGTTTTGCGGACAGTGGCAACTCTCTGGATCTGCTGACCACAATCATGAACGCTTACAAGCTGGAAGCGAACGAAGTAACCAACGTTTCCGACAACCTGATAGCAACCCAGAACCTTGGTAAAACGACGGTTGCAGAGCTTTCCAGCAGCATGGGTAAAATCATCCCCACCGCCAACGCCGCGAATGTATCCCTTGACCAGCTGTGTGCCGGCTATGCGCTCATGACTGCCAACGGCGTAGCTACCGCCGAAAGCACAACTTACATGAACAGCATGCTGAACGAGCTGAACAAGTCCGGCAGCACAGTTGCCAAAACCTTGCAAGATGAAACAGGGAAAGGTTTCTCTGACCTGATGGCGGAGGGCTACACCTTGGGCGATGTGCTGGGAATTGTCAGCGCCGCGGCAGATGACCAAGGGCTGAAATTTACGGATATGTTCGGCTCTGCGGAGGCGGCAAAAGCGGGCTTGATTCTGTTGGGCAACAGTGTTTCCGACGTGGAAAACGGTCTTGTAGAAGCAGGCGGGTCTACGAGCCAGTTTAATGAAATGCTGGCCGGTATTCAGGCTGGGGCAGGCGGTACAGAATCGGCTCTGGAGAAACTGGAAACCAAAAACCGCAAAGCTCAGGTCGCGTTCAATCTGGTAAAAAATGCCGCTCTGGACTTCGGTCAGGTTGCCAGCGGTATGCTGGCACCATACGTTGAACAGTTTGCCGGGGTTATCGAAAAAGCGACGGATAAGCTGAAAAACATGGACGAAGGCCAGAAAAAGGCCGTTATAACCTTCGCCGCAGTTGTGGCAGCAGCCGGCCCGGTGCTGTCCGTGGCCGGTAAAGGTATCAGCATTGTTGGTAATCTGATTACCACAGGCGGGAAAATTGCGACCACATTCCAAGGAGCTTCGGCGGCGATGAAAGCGGGCGCGTCAGCCTTCCAGCTGGCAGGTGCCGGTGCCAAAATCGCAGGTGTAGCCATTACGGTGCTGACCAGCCCAATAACTTGGATCGTGGCGGGAATTGCTGCTCTGGTTGCTGGATTTGTCTTGCTGTATAACCATTGCGAAGGATTCCGCAACGGCGTTAACGCCATTGCTTCCGGTATCAAAACCGCATGGAACGCAAGCATGGACGCGCTGAAATCCACAGCGCAGGAAAAGCTCAGCGCTGTACGTACCGCCTATGAGGAAAACGGCGGCGGAATCAAGGGCGCAGCAGCGGCAGCCATGGAAGCGGTAAAGGGAGCATACACATTCGGCCTGACATTCATTGATAAGCTGACCGGCGGCAAACTGTCGGCTATAGCGGAGAAATTCAAGAATAGCCGTGTAGGCCAGATCTGGACTTCTGCTATGGATACCGTCAAGAATGCCACTGCCATTGGCATGGATGCACTGACAACCACAGCACAGACGAAGCTTGATGCCGTTCGTTCCGCCTATGAGGAAAACGGCGGAGGGCTTAAGGGCATAGTAGCAGCCACCATGACCGGCATTCGGGAAGCAAGCACCTTCGGTCTGGACTTTATTGACAATCTGACCGGCGGCAAGCTGTCGGCCATAGGGGAAAAGTTCAGAAACAGCCGCGTAGGCCAGATTTGGACTTCGGCTATGGATACCGTCAAGAATGCCACTACCATTGGAATGGATGCGCTGAAAACCACAGCACAGGAAAAGCTCAGTGCTGTACGCACCGCCTATGAAGAAAACGGCGGAGGTATCAAGGGCGTGGTAGCGGCCACCATGACCGGCATTCAGGAAGCAAGCACCTTTGGCTTAGACTTTATCGACAACCTGACTGGCGGCAAGCTGTCGGCCATAGGGGAAAAGTTCAGAAACAGCCGTGTGGGACAGATCTGGACTTCGGCTATGGATACCGTCAAGAACACCACCGCCCTTGGCATGGAAGCGTTGAAAACCACAGCGCAGGAAAAGCTTGACGCCGTTCGTTCCGCCTATGAGGAAAACGGAGGAGGGCTTAAGGGCATAGTAGCGGCTACCATGACCGGCATTCAGGAAGCAAACAGCTTCGGTCTGGACTTTGTTGATACTCTGACCGACGGGAAACTGTCCAGCATTGCCGAACGCTTCCAGTCAAAAATGAATGCCGCCAAGACAGCCGTTACCGACACCTTGGATAATATCAAGAGCGCATTTTCGGAAAAGATCGAGGCCGCCCGTTCTGCTGTTGCGCAGGGAATTGAGAATATCAAGAACTGTTTCAAGTTTGAATGGAGCCTGCCGAAATTGAAATTGCCGCACATTTCCATTACGGGAGAATGGGGCTTTAATCCACCACGGGTTCCGACCTTCGGCATTTCATGGTACAAATACGGCGGCATTCTGCAAGGTGCCCGCATTATCGGTTCCTTGGGTGACAAGTACATCGGTGCCGGTGAAGCAGGCCCGGAAGCTGTACTTCCTCTGTACAGCTTTTACAGTGAGCTGAGAAACATTATCACCGAGTTGGTGGACAGAAATGCCGGCCCAACAGAATTTAACCAATATAATTCGTATTACAGCCCCAAGGACCTAAGCCCTGCCGAGTGTGCCCGGAAGACCAGAGACGAAACCAGACAGCTGCTTAAAAACGTAAAGAGAGCGTAGGAAGCCTATGGAAAAAGTAGTTTGCAAAAACAGCGCAACCGGCCGGACGATGGTATTTGAGTACGGCGACACGGTTTTTCTTGAAGGTGTGGACGACATAGGCGCGGCCAATTTCACGATTTCGACCAGCAAAAACACCGGTGTGGATGGCGAGTCTGTCGAAGGCGAAAGCCAGAACGCGCGGCACCCTGTTATCCGCGCCTATGTCTTTTCTGACTATGACGTGATCCGCGATCAGCTGGATGCCGTTTTTCAGGAGGGCGTAGACGGCACGCTGGAAGTGTGGCGGGACGACGGTTCCCGCCGTGTGGCCATCTACCGCCCGGAGGGCTGGGAGCTGCCATATACCGGCATTATTCGAGAGCTGACCGTCAAACTGTTGTGTTCAGATCCCAAATTCTACGACCCGGAAGAGGAACTGTCCACTATGGCGTCTTGGCGTTCTATGCTGCGTTTCCCGCTGGTATTTCACAGTCCGTTTGCCATTTCGGAACATGTGGCCAATTTACTGGCCACGATTGAGAATCCCAGCTCCACAGCTCAGGCGCTGCGCATTGTTTTTGCCGCTACCGGCGAGGTAACAAACCCGTTTCTGACCGACGTAAAGCGGCAGGAAACATTGCAAATCGGGACAACTGCCAAGCCGTTTGTTCTCCACAACGGCGAAGTCGTTACCGTTACCACTTCCCTGTCCAATATGCACATTATGCTTGCAAGCCGAGGTGTGCAAACAGAGATCACAAACAAAGCGGTGTGGCCTGTCGCATGGCTGAAATTGCACCCGGGCGAGAACCTGTTCCGATATGGCGCCGCGTCCGGAGAACAGTCCCTGCAGGTGCAGATTTGGCACCGGCAAAGCTATGGAGGTGCATAACCGTGGAAACTCCCATTCTGTCGTTTTTCTCCAATGAATTGGTTCATTGCTTCGATCTGGGCGAATACAAGAGCCTGCGGTGGCGGCCTATGTACGATAAAATTGGAGAATTTGAGCTGCATACCAGCCCCAGCCTGTTCGCAAAAGTCAAGTGCGGACAACTGATTTTAAGACCGGACAGGCCAAAAGAAACCGTTAAGGTGGAAGGGATCGACATTGAAAGCGGAAATCTTATCATAACCGGGCGTTTTCTGACCTGCATTATGGAGGATGCCGGAATCCGCAACATCTATAATTTTGACTGTCAGATTGAGGAAGCCATGCGGACGTTGGTAAAGGAGCAATACGGCCGCGTAACACGCGCTTTGCCGGTAAAACTCGCCGCAGCCGGGGGCTTTACCCAGACGATTCAGTGTCAAGTAAGTCTGAAAAACCTTTTTACCGTTCTTGCTGCCATGGCCAAAGCGGGTGGCCTGGGGTTCCGGGTCTACGCCGATCCGGCTGTGCAGGCACTGTTCTTCGAGGTCTACGAGGGTGTAGACCGGACAGAAGGACAGGAAGAAAACGCCCGTGTTACCTTCTCCAATGCCTATTTCAACATTGACGATCCCAAATATCAGGAGAACGAAGCCAATTACAAGAATTATGCGATTGTCTGCGGCGCCGGTGAGGGGCTGGACAGGACTATCGTAGAGGTTGACCGGACGAGCGGCGAAGACCGCCGGGAACTGCTGGTAGATGCCCGCGATCTGTCCCAAGGGGAACAGACAGAGGACGAATACAAGGCCATACTTACGCAGCGGGGACACGACAAGCTGGATGAACATAACAGAATCCAAAGTTTTGAGGCGGGCATAAAGTCAAGCAGCCAATTCCGCTATACCGAGGACTGGAACCTTGGGGACATTGTGACCGGCAGACAAACGGAGTGGGGCGTGTCCATGGACCAGCGTGTCACGGAAGTGGAAGAAATTTATGAAAACGATACCATGACCGTGGTTCCTACTCTGGGAACCCCTGCCCCGGAAACCTACAATTTGGAGGATAACATAGCATGAACAAGGAAATGGAAAAGAGCAGCGAAAACGGCATGTTCTTGGACGGCCGGGATTATACCGCGTCTGAACTTTACAAAACGATTGCGCTGCTTGTTGGCAACGGCGTTTATTCCAATGAGCTGACGCCGACGGCCACCAACGAAAATATGACAATCACCCACGGTACAGGTCATGCATGGATCAACGGTGTTGTTTATATGAATTCTACTCCGTTCGTGCTGGATATTGCGACCGCTGACGGCAGCCTGAACCGGTACGACAGCCTTATGCTGCGGCTGAACCTTTCTATAAACGAAGTTTACGCCATTATCGTGCAAGGCGCCTATGCCACCACCCCGCAGACGCCCGCCTGCACGCGAAACGCCGAAACCTTTGATCTGAAGATTTGCGATATTTACGTCCCCGCTGGCTGCACGAAGATTACGCAGGACCAAATAACGGACACCCGGCTGGATTCGTCCGTTTGCGGCGTGCCCGTTTTTCCAGTGGAACATTTGGACATGACAAGTTTTTACCGGCAGATTTCTGCCGACCTGTTGAAATTCCGGGAAGACGAGGAGGCGGGGTTCGCCGCGTGGGTGGCGGAACAGGAAGACACCAACATGGCCACCATGACCGACTTGGTGGAAGCTGTACGCGATACCAGCGACGAAAGCCGCGCCGAAATTCTGGCCCTTTTGCAGCAGCTGAATACTCTGGTAGACAGCGACACAGTTGGGACACTTATTGCCCAGATAAACAACGCCGTTAAAAAATCCGGCGATACCATGACCGGCGATCTGAACATGGGCGGTCATGCGATCATTGGCGCAGAGCTGACGCAAATTGTTCAGGCCACGCTTACCGCCGCCGGCTGGTCGGCCAGCGCCCCCTATACCCAAACCGTTGCCGTGGCGGGGGTAACGGCTGGAAAGTCGCCGTATATCACGCCGGTATATTCCGGGGTGGCGGATGCAGATATTGTTCTGCGGGAAGCTTGCGCGGCCGTGAGCTATGCGAAACCGGGGTCCGGAACCATCACGTTTGTTTGCCTTGAGGACAAGCCGCAAACGAACATTCCGGTTCAGGTGGAGGTGAAGCGATAATGGCTGACGTATTCGCATACTTAGAGGGATTTGGTGTCAGCGGCGGTAGCCCCAACAAATCGACAATAATCGTGACCGCCCCCACAGGCTCCACTGTAACCTGCAAGATGGGGTCTACCACGAAGACGGCCACTGAGAAAAATGGTGTCTGGACATTCGGCGGGCTTGACCTGGGCACGTGGACGATTACATCCACGAAGGGCGGAGACAGCGCAACTCAGGACGTTGCCATTACCCGTCTGACCGTAGAGTACGTCACAATCGTATATCGAATTACCCCGGAGTTTACCTACACCGGAGATTATGAGGTTGTCGATGACAGCGATAATCCTATTTCTGATTTCGCAAGTTGGAAGAACAACTGGAAGATTAGATTTTTAACCTCTGGCACATTGACGTTTACCAAGTTAAATGGTTGGAATGGCCAATTAGACGTCTTCCTCGTTGGTGGAGGGGGAGATGGCGGTAAAGGTCAAAACAACTCAGATACAGGCGGATATTGGTCAGGTGCAGGTGGCGGAAGTGGATTTACTACAACTGAATCGGTTATTATTAAAGCTGGTGTAGATTATAGCATATCCGTTCCCTCCGCTGGTGGAGATGCACAAGCTTTTGATAAAACTGCGCTTCATGGAAATAATGGCACGAGTGAGAGGGGTGGTAATGGCGGATCGGGTGGCGGAAAAGCCGGGTTTGGCGGCGGAGGTAAAGGCGGTACTGGTGGTGTAGATGGGAGCGATGGCGGAGGACCTGGTGGCACTGGCCAAGGCACTACTACACGAGAATTTGGTGAATCTGCTGGAAAACTATATGCCACAGGTGGAGATGGTGCAAGTGGTTATAGTAAAGCCCCGGCAAATCAGGTTCCCAATAGCGGAAATGGTGGTGGCGGTGGTGGTTTTAACACAAAGGGTAGTGCTGGTAGCTCCGGTATCGTAATCGCCCGCAATGCAAGGAGGGCTGCATAATGGCAAAATCAATGGCACTCATAGAAAACGGCACTGTGGCTAATATGCTGTGGTGTTCCGATTCCGAGCCTGAAACCGATATCCTCATCAACCCCGCAGACCGCCCGGTAGGAATCGGCGATACCTACAGCAATGGTAAATTCTATCGGGGCGGGGTGGAAATCCTCACCCCGCTGGAAGAGGCGTTGAAAAAGAACGCCGAGTACGAAGCCGCATTATCCGAAATCGAAGTTGCTCTGGGGGTGAACGCATGACCATCGAAGAACGGAAGCAGAGAATCCTTGCGAAAATCGCGGAAATGAAGGCCGAGGGCGCGGACATGCAGAACGCCCTGACAATCCTGGAGGTGAAGCCGGATGAAGTGGAGTAACGGAGCCAAAAAGCGGCTGGTGGAAATCCGCGCCGCCGAGGACGGGGAGCAGGATATGCGTGCCATCGCCGCGAGTATCGCCAAGCTGCCTCCCGGCCAGCTTAAGAAAATCCTTTCCGAGGACATTATCGCCATTCTGGCGAAGTATGGGGTGGTAATCGGATGACGACCAAGCAAAAGCAATGCTTGCTGCTGTACCTTGGGTACTATGCGGGGGAAATCGACGGAATTTGGGGCGATAACTCCCGCTGCGCCACCGAGGCATTCCAGCGTAATTACGGGCTTACGGTGGATGGGATATTCGGCATCGGGACAGAGGCACGTATCCGGGAGGTCGTTGCTTCCGGAGAGCCGCCCCAACAGCCCCAAGACGCCCCGGGGACGGAGGGCGGCGCAGACTGGTGGAAGGATATCCGGTATTTCAAACGCGCCGAGTTCCGCTGTCCCTGCGGTCGCTGCGGCGGTTTCCCGGTGGAGCCGCAGGAATCCATCGCACGTACCGTGGACAAGATTCGCTACAGGCTGGGTATCCCGATTTCCATTGTGGACGGCGGCGGTTCCGGCGTGCGGTGCGCGGCGCACAATGCGGAGGTTGGCGGTGTGGACAATTCTCAGCATTTGTACGGGCTTGCGGCGGATCTGCACAGCGCAGCAAGTCCGGCGCAGATGAAAGCCGTGGCAGAAGATGTCATGGGACACACAGGCGGAATCGGGCTTTACGACTGGGGGATTCACGTGGACACCCGCCCCGGATATGCCCGGTGGAACGGCTGAGAAGGGAGTATGCCAATGGATTTGGAACATGAGCAGAGACTGACCGCCGTGGAGGAACGGTCGAAATCCAACAGTCACAGGCTGGATAAGGTGGAGGCGTCCACCGCAGCGATAAACCGGCTTGCGACCTCCATGGAAGTTATGGCCAACAAGCAAGAACAGGTCGCGGATACCGTTGACAGGCTGGACGGCAAGGTCACGGCGCTGGAAGGAAAACCCGGAAAGCGCTGGGACAATCTTGTGGAAAAGCTGATTTGGGCGGTTGTGGCCGCAGTTGCAGGCTTTTTCCTGGCTCAAATCGGGCTGGGTTGAGCGATATATTTTGTATCTTGGGGGTACACCATGAATGAAAAAGATTTTTTAAACCTGTGCAAAAAGGCCGTCGCTGAATACTCCAATGAGCATTTGGACAAAAGCGACGGCAAGAAGATCACCGAGGACGATGTTTTTATCGTCTGGATGTGCAAGACCTTGCAGAATAGCAAGGCGCTTGCGAGCACCACCCTCTTTGACGGTATGTACTACGAACTTACCTTCAACGGGGACAAGAAGGAACTCTATTTCGACGCCTACAAAAAGTGGGAAAATAAGGCCGTTTCTATTGGCTGAGTAATTCAAGGAGGAACATACAATGTTTGAATATTTCATTTATCACTACGGCACGCAGATCATTGCGGCCATTCTATGCGCGATCTTCGGCTGCCTGGGCTATGCCATAAAGAAGCTGGCCGTGAAGTACATCAACGACGACACCAAGCGCGCGATCGCCCGCGTGGCGGTGCAGTTCGTGGAGCAGGTGTGGAATACCCTCCACGGCGCGGACAAGCTGGCCAAGGCACTGGAAACTGCCGAGGCTCTGCTGAAAAAGAAAGGCATTGATTTTGACGCCGAAGAAATGCAGATTTTGATTGAGGCGGCTGTGGCTGAATTTAACGAAGCATTTAAGAAGCCGTTGACCGCAGAATCCACCGCCGACGCCGTGCGGCGGGTAGAAATGGAATAA